AACTTTCCCTACACCTAGCGCCACCACAGCTTTAGTGAGACTTTCTTGAGGACTAAAATATGAGTAAAACAAATAGTGAAAAAGTAGCTGCTGGGGGTGTGTTTACTGCGGCTTGTTATGATAAGGACGGCAATCTTAAATGGGAAGCCAAGTCGCATAATTTGGTGGTGAATGTAGGTTTGCAGGACATGAACACTCAATATTTCAAAGGCGCAACATATTCTGCAGCTTGGTACATTGGGATTTACGGTGCCGCCGCTTCCAACACGCCCGCCGCTGGTGATACGTCTGCTTCGCACGCAGGATGGACTGAAGTTACGGCTTATAGTGAAGGAACCCGACCAGCTGCTACATTTGGCACAGCCACTACCGCAGACCCGTCGGTTATAAGTAACAGCGCGTCACCGGCTCAGTTCACCATGTCGGGCACGACTACCGTTGGCGGTGCGTTTTTGATTAGTAATAGCACCAAGGGCGGCTCTACTGGCGTTTTGTTTTCGGCTTCCGACTTTCAATCACCGGGCGATAGGTCTGTAATTAGTGGGGATATTGTAAAGGTTACATACCAGTTTAGTTTGGATGCAGCTTAATCCTTACAGGTGATGGAGGATGGCAGACACAATCCAACCTTTATTTGGTATAAGTGGATTTTCGTTTGCGTCTTTTTCAGGGCAAGAAGATTCTGTAACAGCGTATGATAATTCTGTAACTGAGACTGCTACAGGCACAGATACAGTAAGTAGTTTAGCGGTATTTGGCAGTTCTGTTATTGAACTTGCCACAGGGACAGATACAGTAAGTAGTTTGGCGGTGTTTGGTAGCTCTGTTACTGAGCTTGCGACAGGAACGGATGCGGTAAGTAGTCTAGCGGTATTTAGGAGTTCTGTTGCAGAAACCGCTACTGGCACGGATACAACTAGTTGTATTTTGGTTTTCCCTGCCACAATTACCGAGTCAGCTGTTGGTCTGGATTCTGTAAGCAGTAGGACGGTGTTTGGGGCTTCAATACTTGAAAGTGGCTCCGGTGCGGATTTAGTAACGTGTAGTTTTATGTGGGAAGTTATAGACACGTTTGAGACATCCGACTGGGGCAACATAAACGCATCACAAAGCGTTACGTGGGGGGCGGTAGATACATCGGACACGGCAACTTGGGCAAATATAGACGCATCACAAACGGTAACGTGGGATGATGTTTCTACAGATATAGACCCTAACTGGTCTAATATCAACACTAGAGAATAAGGTGTATACATGGCGCTAGTATTAAAAGACAGGGTAAAAGAAACAACTACCACGACAGGTACGGGCACTCTTACCTTAGCTGGCGCGATGTCTGGCTTTCAAGCCTTTTCGGTTATTGGCAACGCGAACACCACTTACTACGCTATATATGAACCTTCGGGCACTGCGTGGGAAGTCGGGTTAGGCACTTATACTTTATCCGGTACAACTCTTTCCCGGGACACTATTCTTGCTTCTTCCAACGCAGGCGCAGCGGTTAATTTTGGCGCGGGTACCAAAATAATATTCTGTACTTATCCTGCGGGTAAATCTATTTACTATGGGGCCTCTGGGGAGTCTGTATTAACAGGGCCTCTTCTTGTTGGTGCTGCGGCGTCAGCGACTCCGAGCGCAGATGTGGAGTTAGAAATATTCGGTAACAACACTGGGTTGACCGGAGACATAGCGACGAATACGTTACGTATAACAGATTTAGACACATCAACGACGTCAGATCAACCGATAGGAAAATTAGAATTTTATGGTTCGGACTCAACTTCGCCCGGGGCTGGTGTAAAATCATACATTCTTTCCGCCTCAAAAGGTGGGGCTGGTGGCGGTGATTTGCGCTTTGGTACTTCGGCAAACGCGGGTACTGTCGCAGAAAACATGCGGCTTACCTCAGCTCAACTATCTGTAAACGGCTCTATGCTTGTTGGCGCTGCGGCTCTGGCTTCAGCTGCCAGTCTTGAAGTGTCTCGTAATATTTCTGGTGGCACAACCTCATTAGGTGTTATATCCAATGGCGAAATACAATCAACTGTTACTACAGGTGCGGATGGTTTTAGATCAGCTATAAGCACCCAAGCAACAACATTTACTCTCGCATCACTACGCCATTTCAATGCAACACAGGGAACGATAGGCGCTGGGTCAACAGTTACTAGCCAGTACGGATTCATAGCAGACAACTCCCTTACCGGCGCAACCAATAACTATGGTTTCTATAGTAATATTGCGTCCGGCACTGGAAGATTTAACTTCTATGCCAACGGCACTGCTGCGAACTTCTTTGGTGGTATAGTCACCGTCCCTGCTGGCACTGCCGCATTACCCGCTATTATCTCCACCACAGGCACAGCGGATACAGGTCAATTCTTCCCTGCGGCGGATACAATTGCGTACTCTACGGCTGGTACTGAAAGGATGCGTATTAATAGTGCTGGCTCTGTTGGTATTGGTAATACTTCATTAACTGGTTTTAATTTACGTGTAACTAAAGCTATAACGGGGGCGACTACTGCTTTTGGTATTGTAAACGATGGGCAAATTCAAACAGATGTAACAGATACCGTTTATGGTATTCGTAGTCGTATGGCAGTTGCTGACGCTGCTACTGTGCCCACTATTTATTCGATTATAGCGGAACAAGCTACTTTAGGGGCGGGCGCTACTGTAACAAATCAGTTTGGTTTTGTAGCTGGTAGTTCATTAACCGGCGCTACCAACAACTACGGTTTTTACGGCTCTATAGCCTCCGGCACTGGAAGATTTAACTTCTACGCTGCTGGTACTGCGGCTAATTACTTCGGTGGTACGGTAACGATACAAACCGCCAGTGCGACAGCTTTAGCAGTAGGTTTAAACGGAGCTACTAACCCCGCGTTTACCATAGATTCTTCAACAGCGTCTCAAGCAGCAGGATTTAAGATAACGGGCGCAGCCACGGGCGGCACGGTAGCCTTGGTAGCCACGGATTCAGGTTCTAACACCAGCTTGTCCTTTAACGCAAAGGGCACCGGGACTATAAGCGTTGGAAATGTATCAACTGGTGATATGATTTTTGGTGGCACGGCTGATGCTACCCGACGTGTAGAAATAACAACTAACGGTCTTGCAACATTTGCTTTTGGGGATAATAGTTTATCGGCTAACATTACCCTGCAAAATTTAGGCGCTAGTTCTACTACAAACCACGGGTCTTCGATTCTTTGGAGAACACGTACTGACTCTTCTGCCACGGCTATAAATTCAGGGCGTATTGCTGTTATCAAAGAGCAGTTATGGACTTCAACAGCGTCCACTCAAGACTCTGCAATGGCATTTTACGTTACAGTTGATGGAAGTATGTCTGAGAGGATGCGTATTAGTAGTAATGGTAGCGTAGGATTAGGTGGAACTTCTGCTACAACTGCGCTTTTAAATTTACGCTCTTACTCATTTGCTGATGCAGCCACTGGTGCGATAGGGGTTTACATAGATGGGACTGTCCCAAGTACGCTAACTAGTAATTTTCAAGGTTTTCGTACAAATATAGCTACTGCGGCTTCGGCTTTTACTTGCGCCAACGGGTATCATTTTTACGCCGCGCAAGGAACGATAGGCGCTACATCTGCTTTGACTAATCAATTTGGTTATGTAGTAGATGCAAGTTTAACCGGCGCAACAAACAATTACGGGTTTTTTGGGGATTTAGCTTCTGGTACTGGGCGCTGGAATCTGTATATGCAGGGCAGTGCAAAAAACTATCTTGCGTCAGGAGTTAACATCGGCAGTACCAATGATGATAATTGGTTAGACGACTCGTCAAATGGTGCCGCCTCTACGACGCTATACATAGGCAACCAATCAATAACCACGTCATCTGATATTAGGCTAAAGACAAATATACAGGACACAGAAATTGACGCCCTTGGTGTAGTGAATAAACTTAGGGTAGTTGATTTTAATTGGGAAGACCCCAGTGATACGTCTTGGAATAACAAGAACGCAAGGGGCAGGTGGACTGGGCTAATTGCTCAGGAAGCTATTGAACATGTACCTTATGCGGTAAACGCACCAAGAAACCGGCAGACAATGGAACCGGTGCTAGACGCTATCGACGATTGCGGGAAAGATATATACTGGTTTATGGAGTACCAGCAAATTGTACCGGTACTTATAAAGGCTATACAACAACAGCAGCAACAAATAAACGAGCTGAAAAGTCTCGCAACCTTATAGGAGGAAACATGCAAGTCGAAATCAAATTAACAGTAGAAGAAGTAAACGTAGTACTGCAAACTTTGGGGCAGCTCCCTACATCCAGCGGGGTATATCCTTTGCTGGTTAACATTAAACTTCAGGCTGACAAACAGATAGAGGATAAAGGCAATGCCGACAATGCAAGTTGAATTGACTGACGACCAGTACGCCCGTTATAAGGCGGGGTTTAAAAAGCTCCAGCAGATGCAGGACGACCCGAGCGACGAGCAGTTAGTTGCTCAGTTGAAGCGGGAAGCCAGCGCGATTACCTATGCAGCAGAGATAGGCTCTGGGGACGGTACAGGTTGGAGTTACTAGCAATAAGCACGATATGGACAGGCTTGTTGAGCTGATGATACGTCTAGAAGACAAGATAGACAGGATAAGCAAGTGATGGATAAGCAAGTGATGGATGATAAACAGTTGTCGGCTAGGGTAACGCTGGTAGCTTGCTACACGCTCTCGATAATTTTGTTGGCGATGGTTTTTGTGTTTTTAATGGGGTTTTTTAATGAAGGCATTGACAACAATCAACTTTTTGCAATAGTTGGCCCAGCCTTTCAGACCATCGTTGGTGGTTTTATTGGGCTGATAACAGGCATAAAAATTGGGTTAAATAAATAAGGATTAAACGAGGGTAAGAAAATGGCATCTACATACTCACCAAGTCTTAAAATAGAGCTGATGGGTACCGGCGATCAAACCGGTACTTGGGGCACTACGACCAACAACAATTTTCTGTACGCTCTGGAAGAAGGCTTGCTTGGGTATATCAATATCAGTTTTGCTTCCGACGCCAATAAAACTCTCACGTTGTCCGACAGCAACGCCGCGCAAGATGCTCGTAATCTTTACCTGTATGTAACATCTGCGGTGTCTTTAACGGCCACAAGAGAGTTGATAGTCCCCACCACAGAAAAGCCGTACATCGTGCATAACGCTACCACAGGGTCGCAGAGCATAACGGTTAAAACAGCAGCGGGTACAGGGATAACCATACCGAACGGCAAAAAGGTTCTTTTGTACGCCAATGGCACAAATGTGGTTTCCCAGTTTGACTACGCGGAATCGTTGACGTTGGTTACTCCGGCATTGGGTACACCCACCTCTGGCACCTTAACTAACTGTACGGGGTTACCCATTTCCACAGGTGTAAGTGGGTTGGGTGCTAATGTGGCTACGTTCTTGGCCACTCCAAGTAGTGCAAATTTGGCAGCTGCGGTTACAGGTGAAACAGGTTCCGGGGCGCTAGTTTTTGGTACATCCCCAACCTTAACTACCCCCGTTATTAGTTCGATTGTTAACACAGGAACGCTGACGTTACCGACTTCTACAGACACTTTAGTGGGTAGAGCCACGACGGATACACTCACTAACAAAACACTCACCGCCCCTGTTATTAGCTCAATTGTTAACACTGGCACGTTGACGTTACCGACTTCTACAGACACTTTAGTGGGTAGAGCAACAACCGATACGCTGACCAATAAGACTATAAATTTATCCAGCAATACGTTAACGGCTACTTCAGCGCAACTTGCTACTGCCGTTTCTGATGAAACAGGCTCAGGCGCTTTGGTTTTTGCTACATCTCCTACGTTGGTGACTCCTGCTCTTGGCACTCCCAGCTCGGGCACTCTGACTAACTGTACGGGACTTCCTATAGTTGCGGGCACCACAGGTACTTTATCAGTCGCTAGGGGTGGTACAGGTGTTACGACTTCTACGGGCTCCGGGGACGTGGTGCTGTCTGTTTCTCCAACTTTTACAGGTACCTTGAACGCGGCTACTATTAATACAAGCGCAGATATAACTGCCGGGGGGAATCTTAGGGCAGACAATGGGTTCGTGGCTTCCGGGTCTTTTGCTGGAACATACACAGACCTTAGATATGATGGGTATATGACTGGGTATAACGGATGGACTGGAATAACTATAGACGGGGATTTAGATGTTACAGGGACGAAAAATTTTAATATACCACACCCACTAACAAATTTAAGCCCCACGCACCGACTAATTCATTCCGTTATAGAAAGTCCTCGTATAAATAATAAATACAGCGAAATGGTTAGATTGGTAAACGGCAGAGCAACAATAAATATCGACGAGTGTTTTAATATGACACAGGGCACATTTGAAGCACTTAATCGTAATTGCATAAGATTTACAAAAAATGAAAGCGGTTTTGCAGCGGTAAAAAGTATTTTAAACGGGGCTGTTCTTGAGATTTTCTGCGAAGACATTAATTCAACCGATGAAGTTTACTGGGAAGTTACAGGTGAAAGAAAAGATGAGACCGCACTTAACTCAGTAGCAACAGACGAAAACGGTAGGTTGATTGTTGAAAAATTGCAAAAGATACTGACAGGTCAGTTAAAACTAAAAAATTAACGTAACATAGGGGGCGTTATGGTACTTGATGCACTTTTAAACATTGGCGGGAAGCTGGTTGATAAACTTATCCCAGACCCACAGGCAAAAGCGGCTGCGCAGCTTGAGTTAGCGAAACTCGCCCAAAACGGCGAATTAACTGCGATGGCTAATGAGACAGAACTGTTCAAACTTGAGCAGCAAAATCTCACAGACCGACACAAAGCTGATATGGCTTCGGACAGTTGGATGAGTAAAAACATACGCCCTGCCACGTTAGTGTTCATTCTTGTGGTCTATACTGTATTTGGGCTGATGTCTGCGTGGGAGGTTGAGGTAAATGAACCCTATGTAGAGCTGCTTGGGCAGTGGGGGATGTTGATAATGTCCTTCTACTTTGGTGGTAGGACACTCGAGAAAATTATAGATATGCGGTCAAGATAATGAACCTAAGTAAAAACTTCACTTTTGACGAGTTATGCCGCAGTCAGTTGGCGCGTGATTGCGGAATTGACAATAAACCAGACTCGGATGAAGTTGTGAATAACTTGAGGTTACTGTGTGAGAAAGTGTTGCAGCCCGTCCGAGACCATTATGGGGAGCCTGTAAAGATTAATAGCGGGTATCGAAGCGAGGAGGTCAACTTACTGGCAAGGGGCTCCAAGACTTCTGACCACATTACCGGCTGCGCGGCAGACATTGAGATTGCTGGGGTGCCTAACGCAGAGTTGGCTACATGGATACGGGACAACCTCGAGTTTAAACAGGTTATCCTTGAGTTTTACATCCCCGGCGTACCAGATAGCGGGTGGGTGCATGTGTCATACGACCCTAACGAGTTAAAGAAAGAAACGCTTACTGCCGCTAAAATAGACGGTAAAACTAAATATATGACTGGGTTGGTTGCCTGATGCCATTTATAAAACTTGAGTTTCGTTCGGGAGTAAACAGAGACCAGACCAACTACACTGGCGAAGGCGGCTGGTGGGAGACTGAAAAGGTACGCTTTTTCAGCGGTTTTCCTCAAAAAATAGGTGGTTGGGCTTCTTACACCACAGCTCAAATACTTGGCACTTGTCGTCAGATGTGGGGATGGATTACTACCTACAATGACAATTTCTGCGCGTTAGGCACGAATAAAAAGGTGTATATCGAGGGTGGTGGTACGTTATATGACATCACTCCTCTAAGAACGACCACAGCTGCGGGGGACGTTACTTTTGCTGCTACTAATGGCTCATCCACTTTAACGGTTACCGATAACGCGCACGGCGCAATCGCAGGAGATTTTGTTACTTACTCCGGGGCGGTGTCTTTGGGGGGTAACATAACGGCGGCGGTTTTAAACCAAAACTACGAAATTGCTACCGTAATCGGGGTAAATTCATACACCATAACAGCTAAAAACACGAGCGGGGTTACTGTTACAGCAAATGCCAGCGACACGGGTAATGGCGGGGCGGCGGTCGTGGGCGCGTATGAAATTAGTATAGGCGCGGCTAATGGGTATTTTGGCTATGGGTGGGGTACTGGTGGTTGGGGGCGCTTGGGTTGGGGCGAAGGTTCAGGCGCTACATCCGGTGTATTCATAGCGCAACGGGATTGGTGGTTTGCCAATTTCGATAATGACTTGGCTATGAACATACGCAACGGTGCGCCCTATTACTGGGTACGTGGCACAACGGATGACCCCTCAACGGCACTGGCTACCCGCGCTGTTACTCTTCAATCTTATGCCACTACTTCCGGGTATGACGCCAACGACGTGCCTATTGTGGTTGGGCAGCTTTTGTTGTCACAGAACGATAAACACTTACTTGCTTTTGGTGCAGTGCCGTATGGTTCTACTTCGAGTGCTGATTTCGACCCCTTGTTAATTCGCTGGGCAGACCAAGATAACCCGGGGCAGTGGGAACCGTTGGTAACGAACTCAGCAGGGTTTTTGAGGGTTTCACGAGGCTCCAGAATTGTTCGCGCAATGCCAACCAGACAGGAGATACTTGTTTGGACAGATGCCAGTTTAAGTTCTTTGCAGTTTTTGGGTACTACCGATGTGTTTGCGTTGCAGGAATACGCTGACAACATATCTATTATGTCGCCTCGCGGGGTAGTGACTGCTAACAACATTACATATTGGATGGGGGTTGATAAATTCTATGTGTATTCTGGGCGTGTGGATACTCTGCCTTGTACGGTCAGGAAGTATGTATTTGGTAACATGAATACTACGCAGGCAGACCAGATTATTTCTGGCACGAACGAAGCGTTTAACGAGGTCTGGTGGTTCTACCCTAGTGCGACTAGCGCGACAGTAGACCGCTATGTGGTTTATAATTACGGCGAAAACATATGGTATTTTGGTTCCATCAACCGCACAGCATGGATTGACTCTCCTTTGCGGCATTACCCACAGGCCGTAGACACCGATTACGATACCCAGATAGGTACGTTTTACAACCAAGAGTACGGCACTGATGCTGATGGCGCGGCAATAGAAGCCTATATTCAATCCAATGACTTTGACCTCGCGGATGGGGATAAATTTATTTTAACCAAACGCATGATTCCCGATATTTCATTTGGGTCTTCTACGGTGGAAAACCCGGAGGTTACACTTACTATACGCACCCGAAACTTCCCCGGTTCTACGTTTAACACAACAAACGACGATACCGCGAATGTCACAGAGACCAGTGTTGACTCTTTTACACAACAAGTATTCATTCGCGCTCGTGCTAGGCAGATGGCGCTTAAAGTAAGTTCTGAAGATTTGGGGGTAGCTTGGTCTTTGGGTACGATACGTTTAGACGGCAGAGAAGACGGGCAGAGGTAACACTATGGCGATGGAAAAATTCAGGTCTAGTCCTTTACCTATCCCCCCGCAGACGTATGATTCTATTTACATGCGGCAGCTTATACAGGTGCTGGAGTTGTATTTCGGACGTTTAGACTCGCAAACTCCTTTACAGGCCGAATATTTTAAGGGTAGGGGCGACCAGCTTGTTTTGCCACATATCGCGGCTTCTGACGACACAGACCAATATGCTACCGGGGATGATGTTCCTACACTTGTTAACTGGAGTACGTTGGATTCTGGCGCTGGATTTACCCTTAATTCTCCGGGTTCGGCTACCGCAGACTACGCTGGCGTATACAAAATAGATTATAGCTTACAGTTTGTTAACACGGACAACGATTCTCATTATGCTACAGTATGGATAAAGCTGAATGGTGTAGAGGTAATCAACTCTGCGACGCAGTTTTTTATCCCCGCACGTAAGTCTATGGCTAATTTTTCTTATGTGTGCGCGTATTCTACGGTTGCAACTGAATTTGCCGTTGGTGATGAAGTAGAAATATACTGGGTGACCGATAAAGCCTACAGCACTACAGGGCCTGTTAACGGAGTGTATATGTTCCATGATGATGCGTGGACAGACCCGCCAGATGCTTACGACAGACCTGCGATACCTTCAGCAGTAGGGTCTATAACTTTTGTATCAGCGGTAGTTTAAACGTAATTTACTATTTAGGGTGGCCCATTTATGAACACGAAAGACATAGCCAAAATAGTCCAGTCCAAGGGTAGAGACGAGGATACCATGCTTATCCACATGACCCCGGGCGAGGTTAAGGGGTTACAAGCTATTGCTTTGGCGCATGGTGGGTCTCTGACGATTAACCCGGAAACAGGTTTACCCGAAGCAGGGTTCTTGAAGAGCTTGCTGCCTATGATTGCGGGGGCGGCTTTGGCGGCTACCGGTGTGGGTGCGCCTATGGCGGCGTTGATGGTGGGTGGCGGTTCTACTGCACTTGGCGTGGCGAAAGGCAAAAGTTTCGGTGACGCGCTTGGTTCTGGGCTGATGGCTGGATTGGGCGCGTATGGCGGTGCGGGTATAGGTCAGTCTTTGGCGGGTATGGGGGCGAAAACTGCTGCGTCTGAAGCTGCTACAAATTTAGCTAAAAATGCAGCCACGGCTGGGTACGGTGGTGTCCCCGGAGTAGCGATGCCCACGGTGGCTCAAACTGGTGCTGCACTTGGCGCTACGGGGACTTCTGCCGCTACCGCTGCTAACACTGCGAATACCGGTTTAGCCGGGTTAAAAAACATGGGTGCCGGGGCGAAAGCTCTTTTCCAGCCCGGGGGCCTTTCTGCTTTTGGAACAGGGTTTAAATCTGCGGTTAATCCCTATATTGGCGGAGCTGGGTTGTTATATGGAGTGGCCAAAGCAGCAGATTCCACAAATAAACCCACACAATTCCCCGGTCTACCCCCCGACCGCACGGCAGAATATATTGCTGCATACCAGCCGCAGTATGAGCGAGATGTTGTATTTAGGGGACAAGGTGCGCCGGAGGATAGTTCGGAGTTCCAATACTTCCGTCCCAAAGCTAACCTGTCCGATACTCTCCGTGGTTTGACTGCGGCACAGGGTGGTGAAATAGGCATGAAAGACGGGGACTTCGTGCTGGACGCCCGCACGGTATCTGAAATAGGTAACGGTAGCAGTAATGCTGGTAAAGAGATTTTGTCCCGTATGGGCGGGATTCCCGTAGAAGGCGCTGGGGACGGGGTCAGTGACTCTGTTCGCGCCAATATAGGCGGGGTACAGGAAGCTAGAGTTGCCCGGGATGAGGTGATAATCCCGCGTAATCAAGTGCAAGAAATGGGTGGCTCTCAGCGGCTGTACGATTTAATGAAGCAGGCGCATGAGGCACGTAAGACGGCGGATAGAGGCGAAGACACGGGATTAGCTCGTGGTTTGATGCCTGTCTGATGGAAGTCTCTATCGTACCCACTGAGTATGTAGACCAGTGCTGGGATAGGGTGAAGGTACATCTGGAAAAAGCAGTAGAATACACGTATGGTAGGTTCACGCTGGAAGATATTTACATCTCCGTGAAAGAAGATAATCATACGTTATGGGTGGCATTTGACGATGAGGGTGTTAAGGGGGCTGTAGTCACCAATTTCACTTCTTATCCAAGAAAGAAGTTCGTCCATCTGGCTTTTATAGGCGGTGTGGAAGGACACAACTGGAAAGAACCGATGCTTGAAATCTTGACTCGGTGGGCTTACGACAATAACTGCAATGGGTTAGAATCTGTCGGACGCCCCGGATGGGCCAAAATATTCAAGAATTATGGCTATAAATTAGTCGGCTACGCATATGAAATACCCGCAGCCGATTCGGGTATAGGAGAAAGAAATGGGAAGCAGCAGCAGCAAACAAAGTAACACAATGCCAACAGGCAGCACTGTATCAACTCCTCAGTTGCCTTCATATATGCAGCCGTACGTGGCCGATGTTTTATCACGCGGGCAAGGTGATGGAGCGCGTACAACTGGAGTGGATACTACAAACCGAAACCAGACTATTCAAGGAACCAACTTTCAGACGCAAGCTGAGTATTTGCAGAATATGCGGCAATTGATGTCTCAGCATCAGCAATTGCAAAATATGCCTAATCAAAAGTTATCGTATCAACCATTGCAAAATATGCCTAATCAAAAGTTATCGTATCAACCATACACTCCGTATAAAGACCAGCGTATAGCCGGCAATCACTTCCCCGCCTTATTTACCTCCGGGCAGACAGCCGCGCAGCAGGGTATTTTAGGGCTTCAACCTGCGGGCCAATTTAACACGGCTACACAGTTTGATACCCAAGCAGGGTTAGCGGGGTTGGGTGCGTATCAACCAGCTCCTAATGTACAGGCTCCGCAGCTTTCTCAATACACAATGGGGCCTGCACAAGAAGTAAGTTCCCGTATGCTTGCGCAAGCTCCTGCCAATGCTTTTAGTGGTGTTCCGCAACAGGCATCTCAAGGAACCAACTTTCAGACGCAAGCTGAGTATTTGCAGAATATGCGGCAATTGATGTCTCAGCATCAGCAATTGCAAAATATGCCTAATCAAAGTGATGGAGCGCGTACAACTGGAGTGGATACTACAAACCGAAACCAGACTATTCCGGATATTTCCGGAGGATACGGCGGAGGGCCAGCATTGCAACCCGCGCAACCCGCGCAACCCCCGCAACCTCCTATGTCTTTGCGGGCTATGCTTGCGCAAGCTCCTGCCAATGCTTTTCGTGGTGTTCCGCAACAGGCATCACGGGGTATTTTTAACTCCCAAAACCCTCTTGAGGCTAGGGGTTTAGGGGCTCTACAAAGAAGTTCATTTATGAAAGCACCCAAGTAAATAGTAGGAAGCGCTAAGCAGCCGATTCGGGTATAGGAGAAAGAAATGGGAAGCAGCAGCAGCAGCAAACAAAGTAACACGATGCCAACAG